CGCTGCGGCGCTCTTGGCTGCGATTGCCCTGCGCATGAATGCGGTGGCCGCGATCTGCTTAGGGGTGATGGGATGGGTCTTATCGGTAACGAATTGGCCTTTGTTCGGCCCCTTTCGCGCCAGATACACCCGGTATTTCTGGATGTGTCCGTACTCCACAAGCTGCCCATGCGGTGCTTTCTTGGCATTCCAGGAAACGTGGTAGGTGGCAATCTGCCCGTCTACCGACTTGTCCTTGCTGTAGACCTGGTATATCGATGCGAGCAACTTTCCGGTGCGTTGACGCAATTGCGATACGTTGGCCCGTGCCTGGTCGTAAATCACCTGAGCGCCGGCCTGGGCTGCCGGGCGGATCGCTGCGGCCACTTCGGCGCCAAGACTATCCAGCAGGTCATCCACCGAACTCGTGTCGATGGATATGGTGATCGTGTTCTGGCCGGGAACGTAGTTGCTTCGGCGTTTTGCGCGCGCCATTTATATCACCAGTTCACAGACCAGATCGGTGAATTCCTTGTTCACCGCATCCATCAGGATCGCGCGGATGTTGTAGTGGGCGCCGTTGTACGAAACCCGCATGCCTGCCGTAATGCCGGTCTTGTATCGGATGCGGATACTGGCGCGTGCCACAGACATATCGGCATTGGCCTTGATCGACTCAACGCCGGTGTTGTGGATGATGTTGGCCCACAGCATTGCGACCGTCGACCATGTTGCGAGTGGCTGGCCAACGGCATCCTGCGTGGTCGATAGCTGCTCAAGCGTGACGCGGGAATTCAAAGAGCCGATGCGTAACGTCATGATTTACAGTTTCCAGATTTTGTAGCGGTCAAGCAGGCGGTCCACATAGGGCAAATCCATCAGCGTGGCGCGCTCGATCACGGTTGATTCGCGGAACTTGTACATGGTCGATACCGCGATTCGGATCCATTGGCGAATTGGCTCAGGGACTACCGAGTAGCCCGCCACATACCGAACCTGGACGGCATTGGGCGCCGTGCTGGTGGATGGCCATGTGACGTTAGGGGCCGGCACAACCCTTGCCACTCCAAAGTCGTCGGCGTTGTCCAGGGTGTATTGACTTGGGTCCAATGTTTGCAGCGTGTTGTTCAGGTCGAGATATTTGACGCTGGCGACGCTGGCCACCGGCGCGCGGGTGAGCTCGATGGCTGGGCGTGTCGTGGGCAGGTATGAGACTGGAAACTGGTCTACCGAGACCTCCCATGTCTGGGTGGTAAGCGCGCGGCCGGTGTACTGCTCCGCCATTTCGGACGCGGCAATGATGAGGCCAGTGATCAGCGTATCGTCATCAGTGGTATCCACCTTGCAGTGCAGCCTTGCATCTGCCAGCGTGATCGGGTACGTCGAGGCAGCGGTAATGAGTTTGAGCGACATTTGTGCCTCGTTAGGTTTCTGTGGGATGCGCTCTTGTGGGAACGCATCGCGCAAAAATCAGGGTGCAGTGATGGCCACCAAGGATTCGGCATAGGCGACCGCCTCGGTCGAGGGGTCCAGTGCATCGTCATCATTTGCGACCTGCGCATCGACTTCGACCACCGAATTCACGCTTCCGTGTGGGCTTTCAGAAAGCACGCGGGCCTTGACGGTTCCAGGGATGACTGTTGGTTGTTTCTTTGCCATGTGGCGCTCCAATGAGTGAAGGTGAAAAGGGTGTCCCTTTTGAGGACACCCTTTTGGCTTTAGGTGGCGCTGTTTTGGTACAACGCGAAGGCGTTGGTATCCATCAGATTCCCGCCCATGCGCGCCCACGCCAGGAAGCCGACTTGGCCCTTGGACATGTAAACGCTGTCATCGAAGCGAAACATGGTCATTTCCATTGCGTCACGGATCAGGTAGCGGCCGAGATTGCCGAAGCCCAGGGACTTGGCATTCGCGGCAGGCGCTGCAAAGTCGTTGTTCAGGTAAACCGGGTAGCCCATGAGGCTGTCCTGGGTGGTGAACTTCGGGCCAATGCCTGCGTCGTAACTGGGCGTCCACAGAGGACGGCCGGTCGTGTCCTTCAGCTTGCGCAAAACCTTGCGAGTGCTCTGGCCGAACATCCAGCCGGGGGCGACACCGGGCATGTCCTGGTCGGTCACTGGGTCATCCAGGTAGGCAGCGTCCAGCGAGTCGATCAAGTCCACCAGATCGTCATAAATGATGGAGGTGGTTTGACCGGTCAGGCCGACCTTGCCAACGGATGCGGCAGTCACCAGGCCCTGGGGACCAGTGGAGCCATCACCCAGAGTGAACTGAGTGTTTGCAATGCGGCCAATGCGATCACGGATGCGCTTGAACACCATCGCCTGCACGTCGATGACGCTGTCTTGCAGCAGTTCGATTGGCACGGTGATGATCTTGCTGGAGAACTTGAACACGTTCAATGGCACGGTGCCGTAGGAAGGATCGAGGGAGCTTGCGCTGCCGTTCTGAGCCACGATTTCACCGGTTTCCGAGCGGCCATCGCTGGTCGGGAAGTTCAGCGGCTGGCCGTTGTCGGTGGTGATCTGGCTGGCGACCTTGCGCATCCAGCCGTAGGCCTTCAAGTAGTCGATCATCTGGCTGGCGATGTTCGACTGGACTGTATAGCCACCCTGCGAGGTGGTGGTGGTGGACATGGTGTTGCGGAACGAAAGCGCTTCGTCCTGCGTCATGTCCTTGATGTTCTTGCGCAGGAATGCCTCGAAGCCAACGGATGCCTGTTTTGCGGCATCGGAAATGTCGGTCTTCTTGAAGCTCTTGTAGTCGCTGAAGCTGTTTTCCACGTCCAGCTTGCTGGCGCGGTCATGGGCTTCAATCTGGCTCTGAATGCGGTCGGATTCATCCATGATGGTGTCAAACTTCGACTGGTCTTCCTTGGACCAAGTTTGCGCACCTTTTTCAGCCAAGAGGGCTTGACCGGACTTGTTGGAAGCAGCAAGACGCTCCCGGAGGGCTTGGATACTCATTGTGGATACTCCTAAAAAATGAGTGGATACAAAAAAGCCTCCCGAAGGAGGCCAGCACTGACGCGGGAGCCGCGTTAGATTCGTTTCTGCGCCAGGAGGCGCATGCGGTTTTGATTAGCCTGCACCTGGCGGCTGACGCTCTCGGTGAGATCGGTTTCTTGGATGGCGGACTTGGGCGCTGGTGCGTGGGCATAAGCGGACAGATTCCACTTATCGGTGGGCGCGTCTTGTTTGCTGTTGGCATCAATCGCGTCAATGAAGCCGGAATCCAGCGCTTCCTGCGCGGTGAACCAAGTCTCAGCATCCATCCAGGCCGTCACCTGTTCTGCACTGGCGCCGGTCTTCTTGCAGTAGTCCGACTGGATGGTGCCATCGATCTTTTGCAGCAGGTCAGCGGTTTGGCGAAGCACATTGCAGTCGCCCATCGCCATCGTCCAAGAGTTATGCACCATGAACAGGCCGCCATCGGTCATGCGAACCTCGTTTGCGGACAGGGCCAGGTATGTGGCTGCAGAAGCGCAAACGCCGTCAATGTGGGTGACCACGTTGTTGGGGCACGCCACAATGGCGGCAGCCATTGCGCGGGCCTCAAACACATCGCCGCCGGGGGAATTGATATGAAGATGCACAGTGGTATCGCCAGCCTCTCCAAGAGCTTTCAGCAGGTCCGCCGCACCGACGCCCCAAAAAGAATCGATCACGTCGTAGACGTAGACATGGGTGCCATCTGTCGCCGCTTCAGAGCGCAGGACGGGGCGATCATTTTGAGCATTGTCCTTAACAAGCTGCATCAGTTTGTTTTTCATTTCTTGACCTTTTTGGGTTTCGGGGTGGGCTCATCTCCATCAGGCGGCTCGTTGGGCGACTCTTGCCCGCCCGGGTCGTCCGCACCAGGTTTTGCACTAGGTGCTGGTCCCGAAGCAGCCTTGAATAAGACATCGCCACCTTCTATGGGTGGCATGTTCTTGATCTTTCTGATCTCGTTCACTGTCAGGTAGCCATCCCCCGTTCCGGGTCCGCCAAGTCCAGCGCGGAACGATTCATCCTGTGCCTTCGTGTCTCCGCGCAACAGGCCATCCAGATCAAATTCAACAAAAGGACCGGCCTTGCGGAACAGCTTGCGGTTCATTTCCTCTTGCCAACGCACCAGGTGCGGCTTGACTGTGTACTTGACGAATCCAAGGGTGATCTGCTCGATGCCAGTGCCCCAACTTGTAGACTTTGTGTTGTCGCCAATCAGCACTGGGGGCACGCCCAGCGCTTGGCAAATGTCCTCACGCTCAAAGCGGCGGGACTCCAACAACTGCATGTCAATGGGGCTGATGCTCAGTGCTTCGGCCTTGCCGCCTTCGGCCATCACCAGGGGCAGCTTGCGGCTTCCGGCGCCATTCGACCCGCCACCGTAGGCTGCTACAAACGACTCGCGCAGCAGCTTTGCCTGTTCTGCGTTCAGCTTGTTAGGGTAGGTCAGGCTGATCTGGGGCATCGCGCCCTCCCCGATGCTTCGGCCTGCGTAGTCGGCGGCAGCCAGGGAGTTTGCGATGCCGTTGCGCGCAGCGTACTGAATCATGCTCAGGGACCGTCCATACCTGCCATCAAAGCCGAACCCGGCAAAGTGCAGCATGTCGTCCTGATCCACCACGTCCACCATCCCGGTCAGCGGGTCGGTACACCAATAGCGCAGGATGCTATTTCCATTGATGGTATCGGCAACACGGCGAACCACCACATTGTCGGGGTGCATGGGCCGCAGGCCGACAATCTTCGGGCTGAAAAGGTTAGGCCGAAGGATACGGGTGAACTGATCGCCACGCAGCGCCACGCAGCGCACGATCCATTCCTTCCAACTTGCTGCTGTCCACTCTGCGTCCGGTTCCTCGTTGAGAAGCCACCACAGCGTGTCCCGTGGATATTGTTCCCGCGTGTTGTCCTTGTTCAGGTGGTACTTTTCCAGAGGGAGTTGGGTAATGGCTCCTGCCAATTTGGTCAAACACGCATAGACCGTACTGACCTGCATGGCGGTCTGGTCAGTGACTTGGAATCCAGAAGGCGCTGGGATGGATTGAAACAGTTCATTCAGACTTACTGAACTGCCACTGATCGCTACGCCCGCGTTCTGGATACCCATCCGGCTCGCTGAATTTGGACGCGACTGTGCCCACTCGGTCAACACCCGCGATGGGTAATTCTTTGCTTCAAGGTTTAAAGTAGTCATGCGTTCAAATCAATAAATGGCGTGTCATGCATGTCACTTCCGTTGATCGACATTGCCCGCCCAAGTGCCATCAACATGGCCATAGGACCATCGATCTTGTTCTCTGGGCGCTCTTTTGTCGGAGATCGCAATTCATTGAACTTGCTAACCTTTACCACCACATTGCTAATCATCCAACTCATCACAGGATTGCCGTCATGCCTGAGCTTTTTCTCAAGGACTACGTTTTCTACCTGGATCAGGGGCGGAGTGAAGAAAAGGGCACGCTGTGCGATTTCCACCAGTGGCAGACCTTCTTCGATCAGCTTCCCCGCGAAATACATTGAAAGAGCTGGATCGAACGCGATTTCTTGCATATCAAATAGGAGGCAATCACGTCGCATATCTTCAGCAAGAACATCAAAATCGGTAATGTCACCATCGGTAACCGTCACGTAGCCAGCA